GAGTATCCGACCGTGTTCAATCGCGCCGATCTCATCCTGCCCCAGGCGCGCAAATCCAAGAAGCCGAAGTTTTTCACCCTCGAAGAGACCCTGCTGATTATCGAAGCGGCTGGGCCTTTTTACGGTCTGATCTTCCTCACGCAGTGCGCTCTCGCATTGCGCCCAGGGGAGGTGCTGGCCTTGCGGGTGAGCGACTTCGATTTCGGAAACGGTACGGTGAACGTCGAGAGTAGCTCCGGCGCGGCCTACGGGCCGGACACGCTCACCACCGTGAAGGGGAACAACCCGGAAGTGAAACGGTTGGCTCCCGAGGTCGCAGCCAAACTCCAGGAGTATCTGCGCACGACGTGGAAGGCGAACCCTCTGGGCTTGCTGTTCCCCGGCGAGCGCGGTGGGAAGATCATCGCGCTGAATTTTCTGCGGTGCGATATCCTGTACCCGATTCTGGAACGGTTGGAGATCGCGCGCGATGGTCGCAGCTTGCACGCGCTCCGGCACACGGCGGCTAGTGTGTTGGGGCAGGACCGCGCGAGCGGCGGCTGTGGCGCTTCCCCGAGAGTCGTGGGCAGTGCGCTCCGTCATCAGGACGGCGGCGCTCTGGCCATGAGGGTTTACACTCACGTTCTGGGAAGCGATGAAGTGGACGCAATGGACAAGCTCGGCACGGCGGTCTGCGGTTCGCCCCGCAAGCCGGACGACGGGCAGATGGCCCTCGACTTTGCGGGTGATTCCCGCAAGCCAGCAGGGTCGGAGTTGCGTCCAGTTGTGTCCGGCAATTTTGCAAGTAGTTCACTCGCTTAGGGTTTAACTCGTCAGAATTTAATCAGGCGATTAAATTTCTGACCAAACAGGCAGCGTGACTCCGTTTGGTTTCTGTCATTTACAGAACACCCTACCTGTAAGTTATTCATCTTAGGCGGCTCAAGTTGTGTCCAGATGCGTCCTGCCTGGGGCGCGCGATGGAGCCGTTCTGAAGCTCTACTTCCAATACGTTCTCGAACTGTTCCGTCTCGCCTTTTGGAAGTGGCGGCTGTATTCAAAGCTCAGACAACGTGACCGGCTCCTGCAACGACTCGCTGAGATCCAGCGGAGGCGGTGCCGCTCATGAACCCACGAATCATCGCCTACGCCGTCCTAGCGGCGTTCTGGATTGCGGTGTTTGCCGCGCTCGCGTGGGAGTTCTGGCCGCGGAAGAGGGGGCGCTGGTGAAGAGCAAAGCCAAGCCCTACTGGCGCACATGGCCGCGCCCTCCGCTCATCCCCACCGCCCGCCTGCTCGCCTGGATCAATCACCTGGGCACCGCGACCGTCGCGCGATCTCTGGTCTGTTCTGAAATGACGGTGCGCAATTGGAAGCGTGGGCGTCCGCTCTCGCCCGAGCGCGCGATCCAGCTGATCTGTAACTCAAACCGTCAACGGCTCCCGGACGGAACGCCGCTCACTTACGAGGACATCTTCGGCCCCGTGGGTGAGGAGCGCTCAGAATACCGGAACGCAAACCCGAGCGACCAGAAAGGAAATACGGGAAATGGTGAGAGCGAAGTTCACAGTCACCACGAAGAAACCGCGGCAGGGCGGGGGCAGCGATATAGTGCTGACTCCGCAGTACGACCCCAACGCCAAGGACGACGAGAAGTACGCAAAGAGCACGCCGTCCGGATCGATCACGTTGGTCGTCGACAACCCGCCCGCGGAGGCCGCGTTCGAAGTGGGCAAAGCATATTACGTCGACTTCAACGCAGCCTAGAAACAGGCCCGGTCGTTCCGTTCCGCAAAGGGAGCCCTACATCTCCCAGGCGGCGGCGAAATGACCGGGCTGTTCCGAAACCGAAACCCAAACCGACACCCCCGAAGCGGGCAGCCTGAAAAGGAGGCAATTAGATGGGTGAAGCACACGCCACACGCGTACCGAGCATCGGGCGCATCGTGCATTTTCAAAAAGCCGGAGGGGTAAAGCTCCCGGCCATCGTGGTGAAGGTTCACAGCCCGACCACGGTGAACTTGCAAGTGTTTCAGGACGGCAACCCGCCCCACGCATTGGAATACGAGACCAGCGTGGTGCAAGGCGCAGCCGGGCGCAGTTGGAACTGGCCGGAGCAGGTGTGAGCGACCACCCCAAAGGGATGCCGTGCGCTATGTGCAGGAACATGGGGCACACCTGCTACACCGAGCGCCTGGTGCTCGGCATTCCGACCTGCGTTTTTTGCGAGGACGGTGTGGCCTGTCCTTACGTGAAGAAGCAGCACAGCGACAGAAAGCGGGGACCTCAACCCCCGGCGACGCGGAAAGGAAAGAAACCCTACTGATCATGATCACCGCGGAGCAATTTCGCGAGGCGCAGCGGCTTCTCATGTCACGTGGGACTCCCGAGGACCCGTGCGGTCGGTGCGGGTGCAAGCGCGGGAGTCACCTGCCACCGCGGACTTACTCCTACGCGAAAACCGGAGCCAGCAGCGGCAAGTCGCACGAGATCCCGGTGCAGGCTCCCACGTGCTGTGAGTGCAAATACTGTTTCTGCTTTTGCGTGGGCTTCGTCGAGCCCTTCCCCAATCAACCGTTCCGAATTTGTGTATGCGATCCCAAAGCGAAGGAGATCAACAATGGCAAAGAGCAAGAGCAAGAAGAATTCCAGCTTACCGCCTGACAGCGTACTGGCAGAGGCCGGGGCTGAGGCCCAGGCCCTCGAGGGACTGAAGCACCGTCCCACGCACGTGAAGCGGCAACTCCGCGTGGATCTCACGCTCGAGGAGAAAGCCGTGCTCAGCGACCAGCTGGCCCAGGCGGTCGAGAACCTTCACAACGCGGAGAACGATAAGGCCGAGGAACTGTCGCAGTACAACGCCGACATCAAAGCCCACCGCGCTTCGATCACCAAGCTCGCGCAGCAGATCAACCTGGGGTATCAGATGACCGAGGTGGAGTGCCCGGTCAAATACAACGAGCCGAAGGTCGGGCAGAAATCCGTCCTGCATCCCAAAACCGGAACGGTGCTGGCGACGGAGGCGATGGCCGAAGAGGAGCGCCAGGAGAATCTGTTCGACGATGAGAACCCGGAGGCCAGAGGCAAAAAAGCGGCCGAAACTCTCGCCGAGTTCAAAGGCAAGGGGAAAGATAAAACGCAGCCGGCCACCACCACCGACGCTGAGAAAGCACCGGTGAACTGATGTCGACTGCGATCACACCAAGCGTGTCGGAGGACTCTGACTTCGGCATCCGCACCCTCAAGGCGCGGCTGGCCGCGAAGCTCGTGAAGGTCCTGGGCGAGATTGAGCCTGTTCCAAAAAGCGGGCGCAACAAAGAGCAGGGCTATGACTACGTTCGCGCCAGCGACATCGTCGCTGCGACCAGGAAGGTGCTGGCCCGGAACGGCGTGTTCCTGAAGTGGCTTCCCGATCCCGAGTTGCACTGGCGCGAATACCAAAGCCGCAACAACAACCTGCAGCGCGAGGTAACGGTCTGGTACGACGCCGTGTTCATGGACGCTGAGACCGGCTACGAGGAATCGATCCCGTGGCCGGGCGTCGGCACCGATTCGGGCGACAAGAATCTGGCGAAGGCTGCGACCGCGGCGATGAAGAGTTTCCTCGCGACGCAGTTCCAGATCCCGGATGACGGCGCGGACAACGACCGCGACACCGGCACCGAGGAAGGCTCCCGCGCGCGCAGCGCTTCGCGCTCGGAACGGCAGCAGCCCGCGCGCGTCGAGAACGTGTGGCCCAAGAAAATCACCGGCATCCTGCAGAAGATCGAGGCGCACCAGGACGGCAGCTGGCTGTTCGTCAAGGGCGCGCGCTTCTGGGTGCGGAAGACCGACGTCGAGTTGAAGCTCGCGGGTATCACGGGAAAGCTCATCGAGTTCGAGGCCGACATGGGGAAGGGTCCGGACGGCCTGCCGTGCCCCGTGCTGCAGAAATTGCTCGCGGCTCCGCCGACCACCCCTCAAACGTCAACAGCAGCCGCGCCCCGGAGCCCCCAGGCGGCGACGGCAGCGCAGCCCGGCGTCAAGGCCCAAGAGCCTGCCCGCGCCGCTGCAGCGCCGCAGGAACGCGCAGGAAGCGTACCCGTAACACACGATATGCCCGGCGATGCCTTGGAGCGAGAGTTGGAGGCTCCGCCGTCACAGCCGAGCGCCGCGGATCTATTCGGGAGGCACTGATGGAGTTCTATCGCGGACACGTGGTGACCAAGCGGCGCGCGATCGCGGGCTGGCCCAGCCAGCCGTCGCGATCGCTGCGCATGTGGGACGTCAAGGCGATGTTCGCAGCGTTCCTGCTGGGCTTCATCATCGGCATCGCTCTCGGCTCCGCGGCGCGCGCGCTCCGTGTGCCGGGGTTTGTGAAGTACTCAGTTTTGAGGATTGTCGTGGGCGACTGCAGGCGTGCCGTTGCCATCGCGTCTGTAGTTCGAGGGAACCACGGCGATACCCGATGGCGGGCGCGCTAACCGCTCCCATCGGGGAAGGAATTGCGGGAGCACGGCTGACCCGCAATGGAGGAGGTCGTGGAGAATCGCCAGAGCCATTGTCCGGTCGCGACTGTCTGAGTGTTTTTCCTGACGCGCTCAGCAGTCGCGGCCCGGTCAATGAAGCACACGGAGAGCACGTTCCTGACGGGTTGCCAGATCCCAAACAGTACGGCCCCGGTGCTCGCGATTCTCCCGACCTTCGGTTTCTTTCATGAACTCAGACGCCCAGATCGGCCTGTTCACCAACGAGCCCCGCGCTCACGCGCGGCGCACCGATCCCAGCACGAGCAAGGCTGCAGCTGCCAGCGTGCGCGGCATCCGCGAGTCGCAGCAGTACGTCCTGGGCCTGTTCCGGAAGTTCGGCCCCATGACCGACGAGCGCCTGGCGCTCCGCGTGATCGAGGACCCGGCCCACTTGAATCTCTCGCCCTCTGGAATCAGAACGCGTCGCAGCGAACTGGTCACGCTCCGCCTGGTGAAGTTCAGCGGCAGGTGCGAGACGTTGGCGACGGGCCGCAAGGCCAGAGTTTGGGAGGCGTGCTGATGGCTCGCTTCTCACCGCACGCGCGCGGCAGAGTCGGACATCACCGCGCCGGTGAGATGAACAAATTGGAAGCGGAGTTTTTCGAGCGACTGGAATTGCGAAGGCACGCGGGCGAGCTCACGTGCGTGCATTTCGAAGCAATGACCCTGAAGCTCGGCCCGGATCTGCGCTACACACCCGACTTCATGGTGCAGGGGAGCGAAGGCGGGTTGATCTGGTTTTACGAGACCAAAGGCTTCATGCGCGATGACGGGCGGGTGAAGATCATCGCCGCGGCGCAGATGTTCCCCATGTTCACGTTTTATTTAGCCCGCAAGCAGCGCGGAGCCTGGCAAGTCGAGGAGGTCTGAATGGGCAGGCCGCGAGTTGATCTTACGGGCACACGTTTCGGAAGTTGGAACGTGATTGGGTTTGATCGCATGGACCCGCGCAACGGGGCGTTCTGGAATTGCAAATGTGACTGTGGTATCGAGCGCAGCGTTTTAGCAGTTTCGTTGCGCCTGGGAAAGTCCACCGGCTGTGGATGTCAACGCGCCAAGACGCACGGGATGAGTGAGAGTCGAGAGTACGCGTCATGGCGGGCAATGATCGAGCGCTGCACAAACCCCCACAAGGCTCACTACGAGTACTACGGCGGACGAGGGATCAAGGTCTGCGATCGCTGGCTGCAATCCTTCGAGGCGTTCTATGCCGACATGGGTCCGCGCCCGGAAGGAACGACGCTCGACCGTCGCGAGACTGACGGCAACTACGAGCCGGGCAACTGCCGATGGGCCACGCGGTCGGAGCAGCAACAGAACACTCGCCGAGCCATTAACGCTGCGAATCGGAGGGCACAACGAATATCCGCAGCCTAATCCGTTTCTTCACAAGGAGGACAAGAATGCCCGACCTGACCGACCGAGCCGCGAGCCTGTTGCGGTTTCTGGAACATCACGCCGACGCCGAGGGCCTGGTGCGCCCGGAGAGCGGCGTCAACTACAACACCATCCCGCAGCGCTGGGTTGAGTTCGAATCCGCGAGCGGTCCCTTCGGAGGAACGGTCGATGCGACGGTCGACGACTTCGAGGATGTGCTCAGCGAGCTTGTGCTCAAGGGACGACTGCAGGCGGATCTCCGCCAGATGCGGCTGGTGAGGTGATGGCGGAGAACCCCTGGTTTAAATTCTGGGCGCGCGACTTTCTCACCGATCCCGACGTCGACAACACCCCCGACGCCGCGATGCTGCTTTCGATCAAGATGTGGTGCGTCTGCTGCATCGAGGGTTCCTGCCCCGCCGCGCCGGAGGAGATCTCGCGCAAGACCCGCGTGCCCCTGCACCGCGTCACCAACTCCCTGCCGTATTGCCAGCCGTTTTTCGAGCTTCGAGGCGATCGCCTTTTTTCGAAGCGGATGGAGAAGGAAAAAGCGAAGAGCGACCTCGCCCGGCAGAATGCGGAAAAGCGTTATCGCGGGCGCGCTCCTGCGACTGGCTCTGCCAACAGCAGTGCAAACGGCAGTGCAAGTCGCAGCGCCGCTCGCACGCGACCGGTTCACCCGCCCGACGTGTGCCCAGAATGCGGCGCGGGGGCGGTGAGCAATCCTAACTGCAGGACGTGCCGAGAGTTAGATCAGTGGGTGAAGGAAAAAGGCCTCGATCGAGAGCCGCAGCAGGTGCTCCCGCTCGGGTCCGACGCAAGCGATTGCAGCGAGGAGACTTCTGCCAGAAGTCCTGCCGATCGCAGTGCAAATGGCAGTGCCGTTCGCACTGCTCAGAAAGCCAGAAAGCCAGAGAGCCAGAAGCCAGAGGGGCCGGTGCATGTGGAAGATTCTGTTCATATTTCAACCGTAGTAAGCCCTGTGGAAACAGTGGAAATTGTGGAAAGCGTTCCGCACGAAACATCGAGCCTGGAATCTCTAAAAAAAAAGGCGGAGTCCGTGTTCGACCAACCGACGACGAGTGAGTTGGAGAGACGAAGGCAAGAGCAAAAGCAAAAGCTCCGCGAGTGGCAAAACCGAAAGGGCAACACCAAAACCAACATCAACCCCAAAGGCGAAATCGCATGAACGCAGACGAGTACCAACGCGCGATCGCAAAGGCGAAAGCCCATCGGGCCTGGAGCACGAACAACCTGGTCGACGACGCCGCGCGCGTCTCGTTCGAGCGTGACTTCGCTGATCCGCTGGACGATGCCGGCGATCACGTGAAGCCGCCGCGCTCGGCAGATGTCGAGCGCCTGGAAGGGTACCGGGTGTTCGTGCAATCGAGGCGCGTCGCATGAGGCGGCGCGTGTTGAAGTGGCCGGACCCGACGAAAGAGTTGCGGAGAAATGCGTGCTGCAGGGAGTTGAGAAATCACGTGGGCATCGGAAGCAAGAAGCCGTTCCGAAAATACCGCTGTCGCATATGCGGGAGGTTCATCTGGTGAATGCATTCCCGTACCGCTACGCGTGGAACCGGATGGGGCGCAAGGGCCAGCGCTGCGCTGTCCTGGTGCGCGGCGCGATGAACAGTTGCCTGGTGGAATTCGAGGACGGGTTCCGCGCGGTCACCAGCAGGAACGCGCTGAGGAGGGCGAAATGAGCCGAGACGATCCCTACCACGATCACAAACCGTACCACTTCGCGGACAAGATCCGGAGCGACGGTGCGGTGTCTCCCCTTTGCGCAGCGCGGCCCAGGGCGTTGAACCTTCGCCGTGAGCGCTGGACGCTGCTGAAATCCGCTGTCACCTGCAAGCGATGTATCGAGGCGCTGAAGCTGAGGCGGGCCGGATGAAATTCCCAGCCACAGATGCAGAACTGGTGCAGGGCGGCTATGAGTTTCGCTTCGAGGCCCGCTGCACGGGGAAGACGTGCTCCGCGCTGCTTCGCTGGTACCACACGCCGAATGGGAAGCGGATGCCGTTCTCAATGGTCGCAGGCAGCGAGGGCGCGTTGTGGGAGGCGCACTGGGCCAGCTGCCCCGACGTCCTGCAGTTCAGGAGGAAACCATGATCAGGCGCGAGGTCGAAGTTCGACACCCGGTTACACCTGTGAAAGTTGAGCCCGTGCAGATGACGGTGCTCGGCAACTGCCTGCACGTGACGTGCGGTGATTTCCTGTTCCGGATTCAGAACCATCCTTACGCCGCGAAGCTGGGCGCGCTGGAGAACGAGCGGCTGCAGCACTTCTTATCCGGAGAGGCGCACCGGATCGCGAACTGGTTCGAACGTATGAAGCGCGAGGTCAACCCGTGACGACCATTGCGCCGCGGCGCTCTGCCGACAACTTGACGGTGACGCGCGGTGTTGGCCTTACGATGGCGGTCACGCAATTCGAGCAGTGGTATATCTGGTGGACACTCGAGAGGAACGATTTCAATCAATCGCAGGCTGCAGACGAACTGGAAATTCACCGCAATAGTCTAGTGGCCCGCATCAAGGATTGGGGCTGGTCCGAGAGAGTGCAGGACGGCTATCTCGAAAGGCACAGCAGAAAAGAGCGCGCCAAATGATCAAGTTCGATATCGACATCCGCGGCCTTGAGGCCAAGACGTTACTGGAATCGAAACGGCTCGCGTACTCAACTGCGACCGCCATCAACCGCACCATGCAGGAGATCCAGCGCGAGGAACGCGCCGAGCTTGACCGGCGCTTCACCATCCGCAAGAACGATTTCATGTATCGGCTGATCAAGATCTTCACGTTCGCCAAGGTGTTCAAGGGCATCGGGCCGCAGCAGGTGTACGGCGAGATGGGCATCGACCACAAGAACCGTACCCTGCTCGACCAGTTTGTCGAGGGCGGATTCAAAGAGCCCGTGGCCGGCAAGAGCGTAGGTGTGCCGGTGACGGGTGGGGCCGCGCGTCCGTCGTTCTCAGATCCCGTGGTCGCGGCGCTGCAGCTGTCGAAGATCAACCTGCACCCGCGGGTGCTGAAAGACGGCACGACGCAGCTGGTCACCGAGCAGGACGGTGGGCTGTTCACGCTCCCCAACGTCAAGCATGGCACGACGCCCCGCGGCCTGTTCCAGAAAACCGGCGACGTGATCCGCGCGATGTATCTGTTCATCCAGCGTCCCGCCCTGAAGCGGCGCTACGACTTCCTGGGCATCGCGGAGCGCGTGTTTAACGAGGTGTTCGATCGCGAGTTCGACCGGGCCTATAAGTCGCGCTGACTTGAAAACGGAACAGAAGTGTGGTAAACGGAACGGATCATGTGTTCAACGTACAATACGTCGCAGATGCGTCACATCTTCACGGAGGTTTCGCAGGGCCGCGGCCAGCACGGCGGTTTCCTCTGCGCGTTTGCGGATGCGGTCGTTCGGGCCGACCCTACGAACCTCGCGCTTCTCATACCGGCGATGGAAGCGCTCATCGCGAAGTACGAGCTCGGTAGGTATCTCGACAACTACCTGGAGACGGCATGAACAAGGATATCGACCTCGGGAAGTGTTGCGCGTGCCAGGGCACGGAGAACGTGCGGAACCTGATCATGCACACAAAGCCCGCGCCCGTCCCTGGGAGCGGCTGGGGATGCGTCGCGTGCAATCTGCCGATGAATGGCGCGCTGTCAGTTATCTGCGACGACTGCCTGGAGTCGAACGCAGAGATCACCGAGGTCTGCATGGGATGGCCGACCGGCAAAATGCGCGCTCCAATCCACGCGCTCCGCGATGAACCGTTCGATCACGATCTACGGTTTCACGAAGAGGAAAAAAGGGCATGAGATGCACGAACTGCAATCTCGAAGTTGCTCCGCACTCGAAGCTCCTGGTGGTCTACAAGCACCCGGACGGTGTTCTGTTTTCGTGGAAGTGTGAGCACTTCCCATTCGACGAATGGGACCCGAACATCATCGCGATCCTCGCGTCTGCTGATTGTTCTCTCGATTGGTTTATCGACTGGAGAATGCAGGTCCTGCACTGCCAAGACGAACGGCACAGGGCGAGAGAGGCCCAAAAGCAATGAGCAAAAAAGTCTATTCCGGACTGCGAACCGGGAACGGATGCATCGTGTGGGTGAGCTTCGAAGATGACGAGGGCGATGGCAGAAAACTCCCACCGCGGCTCGACTTGTGGAATCACTCACCAACTGGTTTTGAGTGGGGCTATGGCGGCTCAGGCCCTGCGCAATTAGCTCTAGCGATCCTCGCGGATAGCCTGGGCGACGATGAACGAGCCGTTCAACTCCATCAGGCTTTCAAGTGGGCCGTTATCTCGAAGCTGCCCAGGGAAAAGGGCTGGGATCTGACGGCGGCTCAAGTCATGGATGCTGTTCTGAAAATAGAAAAGGAGCGTGAACAGAAACAATATGCGTAGATTCTCCAAACTGAAGTTCGCCGATTACGTTCGTAAGACCAGAGAGGCAAGAGGTCTGTCCCTCAGGCAACTCGCCAAGAAGGCCGATATGACCCTCGCGCGCTGTTTCGCAATTGAGAACGGCGAAGCGCGCTTAAACCTGCCACAGCTGATCTCGCTCGCGGATGCGTTCGGTTTCAAGTCCGGCTCTGAGTTCCTGAAGCGGTACGAGGCCCTCGATGCCAGCGTGGAACCCCGCAAGAGAAAGGCCGCGGTCGCAGCAGCATGAACCCCCTCCCTGTGGTGCGCGTGTTGTATGGCGACGTTGCTCTAAGGGCAGCGCTCGCACCATCCGGGTGTGTGTGTGGACGCACTGTGTGTGTGTGTGCTGTGCTCGGCCCCCCGAGCCCGCGCGGGTTCTCTAGGTATGGGTCGCTTGTGTATTCTCAGGGTCCTTTGGCGGGGCGGGCGGCGTCGCAGGTGACGGCGACCGCGACCCCTCACCAGACATAGTCAGTTTTTTTTGCATGGAGGAAAGGAATGCTCTACGAATTGGTGAACGTGGGCAGAGACAACGTTCGGCGGACGGTCGACTGCGACAACGATCAGCAACTTGTGCGAGAAGTGTCGAAGCACCTGCTCAGCCGCGACGTGGCGATCGTCTGGGATGAGACCGAGACTCGCGGCACGGTTCTGGTCGGGGGCTACCGGCCAGTCGGAGAGGTATGGAAAAACAAAGCGGCCACTCGCGAGGCCGAGGATGCCAACACGAAGGCAGAGCAAATCGCGCTCGAACGAGAATGGGGACATTTCCGCGAATGATCCGCCGCCGCCACTTCACCCTCGCGGATTTCGACGTCGATGGTCAGCCGAGGTGCTTCCACTGCGATAAGCGCCTACCGAAGACCACCGTGGTCGAGAGGGCTGGGAACTTCATTGTCGCTCGCTGCAGCTGCGGATTGCTGACCCCGTTCCCTATCAAGGCCGGGCAGAGGCCCTAATAATAAGGAGAGTTCTGAAAATGGTAACAGTAGCAGCGAAGAAGGCCGAAACATGGAAGGTTGAAGTCTGGCCCCTCGAGAAGATCATCCCCTACCAGAACAACCCCCGTGACAACGAGGCGGCGATCGACAAGGTGATGGCCTCGCTCCGCACGTTCGGCTGGCAGCAGCCCATCGTGGTGAATAAAAAGGGGGTTATCCTCGCCGGTCACACGCGCCGCGGCGCTGCGCTCCGCCTGGGGATGTCCGAGGCCCCGGTGCGCGTGGCTGATAACCTCACGCCGGACGAGGAGCGGGCCTACCGGCTGGCCGACAACCGCACCGGCGAAGAGGCGACCTGGGTGAAGCCCCTGCTCGCGTCTGAATTGAAGCTGCTACGGGCCGCGAACTTCGACCTGATCCCTACCGGGTTCGAGACGGACGAGGTGCTGGCCATCCTCAGCGCTGATTCCCTGGTACCGGAGGCCGACGAGGACGTAGTGCCCCCGGCTCCGGCTGTTCCGGAAACGAAACTGGGCGATCTGATCACCCTGGGCGACCACCGGCTGCTTTGCGGCGACGCAACCAAGGGCCAGGACCTCGACAAGTTGATGGGAGACGAGCGCGCCGACCTGATTTTCACCGATCCGCCGTACAACGTGGCCTATGAGGGCAGCGCGGGCACGATTAAGGGCGACGACCAGAAGGACCAGGCGTTCCGCGGGTTCCTGCTCCGCGCGTTCGAGCAAATGTTCCGCTGTGCCAGAGGGGGCGCGTCCATCTACGTCGCGCACGCGGACACCGAGGGCTTGAACTTCCGCCGCACGTTCCGTGAGGCGGGGTTCAAGCTCGCCGGGTGCCTGATCTGGAGGAAGAATTCGTTGGTGATGGGGCGTTCCGATTACCAGTGGCAGCACGAGCCGGTGCTGTACGGCTGGAAACCGACCGGGTCCCACAAGTTTTACGGCGGTCGCAAGCAGACGACGGTGCAGGATCTGGGGCCGGACACGACGGTGGAGCGCACCGCGGACGGCGCGTGGAAGATTCTGATCGGCGATCGCCTGCTGATCTTCCGCGGGGCCGAGCTTCAGGTGTCGGAGCTTCCCACCAGCGTGCTCTACTGCGACAAACCGTCCGCAAATGCGGAACACCCCACCATGAAGCCGATCGCTCTGGTGAGCCGGTTCCTGAATAACAGCAGCGAGCCCGGCCAGCTGGTGCTCGATCCGTTCGGCGGCTCCGGTTCGACGTTGATGGCGTGCGAGAAGTCCGGGCGCAAGTGCCGGACGATCGAGATCGAGCCGAAGTACGCCGACGTCATCGTGCGCCGCTGGGAACTTCACACCGGCAGAAAGGCAAAACGCAAATGAGCCTGCTCTATACACACACTCTGGAGTGCGCCGGGGAGTGCGGCGCGAAGATCGAGCTTACCGGCCATCACAAGCGCCGCGACGAGACCGACGCCGTCGCCGAGCTCCTGGGCTGGTCGACGGTCGACAAGGGCAAGAACGTTGAGATTTTCTGCCAGGAGTGCATCATGCGAGCGCAGCGAATCGTGGCCACGGTCGGCCCATTGCCCAAGCCCGCGATCGCTGTGACCAACAAGAAGTTAGAGACGGCATTCCTACAAGACCACAGGAGGCACTCATGAACACCCTTCACCCGAACCTTCCACCGCTGCCCGTCCGCATGCGGAATCTCCCGGTCGACGCGCGCGGGTTTCCCGTCCCGTGGTTTGTGCAGTGGTTTCACCCGGACGGCTCCCCTTGCGAGAAGCCCCCGGATCTCGCCGTCGACCATTCTGACTTCCGCGTGGTGGACTCCCGCAAGCGCTACATCGCGATCAAGCAGAAGCGCTGCTGGGTGTGCGGCGCGATGCTGGGCCGCTACATGGCGTTCGTGATCGGCCCGATGTGCGCCATCAACCGGATTTCGTCCGAGCCGCCGTCGCACCTGGACTGCGCGACGTTCTCCGCGCGCGGCTGTCCGTTCCTGGTGAAGCCCGCAGTGGTGCGCCGCGAGAACGATCTACCGGAAAAGTATGAGCCCGCGCCAGGCATCATGCTCCGCCGCAACCCCGGCGTCGCTCTGGTTTGGGTGACGCGCAGCTATCGCATCGTTCCGGCCCCGAAAGAATCGGGAGCGGACGGGTTCCTGGTCAAGGTGGGCGATCCCGAGGAAGTGTTCTGGTATTGCGAGGGCCGCGCGGCGACGCGCGCCGAGGTCTTGGCCTCGATCGAGGGCGGGTTGCCATCGCTGATGGAATCAGCTGCACTCGACGGGCCTGAAGGCATCGCCGCCGCTCGGATGCATTTGGCTGGAGTCGCACCGTTGCTCCCGCAGGAGGCCGCATGAGCGACGAACAGACGCCCATCGACCCGATCAATCTGTACGACGTCGCGATGACGTCCGACCGTGTTCTGAGAATCAAGCGCGCGCTGGAGTCGTCGGGGTTCAGCGTGAAAGTGGAGACCACCGTCTCCGTGAACATCTCCCTCTCGATCACCGACCCGCCGAAGAAGAAACGCGGGAAGGAGTAACTTTCAGTCATGGCGCTCCTTGGAGAGGTGTCGTGACGCATGCCGCAACTGGTTTCCTACGAGGACCTCGCGCGAGTGATGGATGTGCAGCCCAAGTCCATCGCGGGCCTGGTCGCAAAGGGGATGCCGCACGAAGCCCGCGGCCAGTACGACGTCGGGCGGTGCTTGGCCTGGTACGTCCGTTATCTGCACGCGCAGATGAACCGCAGCGGCATCACGGAGGAAGAGAAGCTCAGCGGCGTGAACCTTCGCGTCGAGCGGCACCGGCTCCTGAAGGCCCAGGCCGACCTCAGCGAACTGGATCTGCTGGAGCGCCGCGGAAAGATCATCCCCATCGCGGCCTACGAGAAGTTGCTGCTCGGATGGGTGATCACGATCCGCCAGCGCGTGCTCGCGCTCCCCTCGCGTCTTTCGGGCATGCTGGTGGGCCTCGACCGGCGCGGCATTCAGGATGTGATCGATCGCGAGTGTCGCGACATGCTGTCGATTCTCAGCAAGGAGGGGAATGGCGACCGTAACTCTACTGCCGGAACAACAGACGGCGCTGTGGGAGTCGGATCAAAAGATAAGCGAGCACTTCAACGCTCCGGCGTTCCTAAAAATCAGCCAGTGGGCCGCTGAGAACCGCATCCTTCCGAAGGGCACCAGCAACCGGCCTGGTCGCTGGGTTTCCGAACCCTACCAAGACGCCATGATGGACGCGCTCCTAGATCCCGAGGTGCGCGAGATCGTCTGCAAAAAAAGCACGCAGATCGGCTGGTCGGACGGTGTTCTGAATAACATCGTGGGGTACTTCATCGACCACGACCCGCGCCCGATGCTGCTGGTGCAGCCCGCGGAAGGCGACGCCAAGGGCTATTCGCGGAAGCGTATCGCTCCGATGATCGAGGCGTGCCCGTCGCTCCGCGCCAAGGTGCGCGAGAACGTCTCCCGCAAGGGCGGCAACACGCAGCTGCTGAAAGAGTTTGACGGCGGGTTCCTGAAGCTCACCGGGGCGCAGTCCGGCAAGGGCTTGCGCGGCGATCCGGTCCCGATCGTGCTGCTCGACGAGATGGATGCGTATCCCGAGGACGTCGACGGTGAAGGCGACCCGATTGAAATCGCGACGCGCCGCACCGACACCTATCCCGACGCCAAGATCCTGAAAGGTTCGACGCCAGCAAAGCCCAAGGGCCTCAGCCGCGTCGATCGCGACTTCGAACGCAGCAGCCAGCAGATGTTCCACGTGCCCTGCCCGTTCTGTGGGGAGATGCAGCCGCTGCTCTGGCGCGATCCGGACACGGGCGAGTACCTGCTGATCTGGGAGAAGAACGCAGACGGGGACCCTGTTCCGGATTCCGTTCGTTTCCTCTGCCGCGGCTGTCGGAAGGGCATCGAGGAGCGCTACAAGCGCAGCATGCTGGCCGGTGGGAAGTGGGTTGCGAAATTCCCCGAGCGGCGCAGCATCGTTGGGTTCTACATCAACGCGCTGTATGCCGCGTGGCGGAACGACGTCTGGTCTGAACTGGCGATCGAGTGGACGGAGGCGCAGGAAAATCCGGAGAAGCTGAAAGCGTTCATCAATCTCCGCCTGGGCGAAACCTGGGAAGAGCAGGGCGAGACCTTCAACGCGAACGCGCTGCTGAAGCGCCAGGAGCCCTACGCCGCGGCGGTGCCCGCGAATTGCGCGGTGCTTGTCGGTGCGATCGACGTGCAAGCGAACCGGCTGGAATGTTTACTCATGGGGTTCGGCGCGGGGGAAGAGGCTTGGCTGATCGAGCACCGCATCATCTGGGACGATCCGGGACTCGAGAGCACGTGGGACCAGGCCGATGATTTTCTGCTGGAGCAGCGCCAGCACCAGAGCGGCGCGATGCTCACGCCCGCGATCACCTTCGTCGACTCCGGCAACCAGGCTGACTCCGTCTACGACTTCGTGCTCCCGCGCCAGGGCGCGCGCCGCCGCGTGTATGCGATCAAGGGCGTTGATTACCTCAGCAAGCCCGGCCTGGTCGCTGAGGCGACGGCGAAAAAACACGGCGTCCGGCTGTTCACGATCGCGACCTATGCCGCGAAGGACCGCGTGTTCTCGCGGTTGAAGATCCCGCAGCCCGGCCCCGGCTTCATTCACTTCCATGAGCGGGTCACCGAGGAGTTTTTCGAGCAGCTGGTGGGCGAGAAGAAGATCACCGTCCGGGACAAGCGCACCCGGACCCGGAAGGCGGTCTACGTCAAAACCTACAACCGGAACGAGGCGCTCGACCTCACTGTGTACTGCTACGCCGCGCTGTTCTGTTTGCAGAACGTCTGTGATCCCGTCACCTATCGCGACCTGGGCTTTCTCGCCCAGGCCATCAACCGCACGAAGCAAAGCCTGACGTCGCTCGCTCCCGACCGGAAGCGGAAATTCCGCAGCCGCGGAGTGCAGTAAGCACTCGCCGTTTGCCCCGCAAATTGCAATTGCGTCTGTTCAGTACTTCTTAAAGCGTGCATCCTCGGGGCGATGCCCCCTTACGCCGACCCGCTCACAGAAGCCTTGCGTCGCTACGAATTGTGGAGTGATGCCGAGATCAAGGTTGCTGCTGGGCAGGCATACTCCATCGGCGGTCGTTCCCTCACTCGCGCCAATCAAAAGGAAATCCAGTCGACCCTTGAGTACCTGGACAAGCGCATCGGCGTTCTCCGCGCACGCGCCGCGCGTGGCGGCATTCGCATTCGCGGGGCGGTGCCTCTCCCATGAGCAGCCCCAGCATGAATTTCCGCGAGGTGCCTCGGCTGACCGCGGGCGGCGCGCTCGCGGCGATCCGCGAAGAGATCAAACCCAACCTGCTCGACCGTATCATTGCGACGATCTCTCCCGAGCGCGGCGTGCAGCGCATGAAGTCGAAGGCGATGCTCGCGATGGGCGGCTGGAGCGGCCTTGGCGGGTTCATGGGCGGCGGTTGGTTCGGAGGGCAGGGCGGTAGCTATCCTGGAGGCTACACCGGCGCTCGCACCAATCGCCGTCAGACGCAGCAGTGGCGGCTCCGCGTCAACAGCGCCGACTCCGACATAATTTTTGACCTTCCACTTTTGCGCGATCGCTCCCGCGATCTGATTCGGAACGCCCCCCTCGCGACCGGCGCGATCGGCACCGTCTGCCAGAACGTCATCGGCACCGGCCTGCAGCTGCAGAGCCAGATCGAGGCCGAGACCCTGGGCATGGACGAGGACGCGGCGTCCGATTGGATGTCAAAAACAGAACGCGAGTTCCGGCTGTGGTCGGAGTCGAGCGACTGTGACGTCACGCGCACCCACGATTTCTACGGCCTGCAAAATCTGGCGTTCCGCTCCGCGCTCGAGAGCGGCGACGTGATTTGTCTGATGCCGATGGATGGCCCCGCCGAGCGCACGCCCTACACGCTCCGGTTGCAGCTGATCGAGGCCGATCGCCTGGTTAACCCGTTTTTTCAGCGCAACACCGTTACCTTCACGGGCGGCGTGGAGATGGACGAGTACGGCGCGCCGATCGCCTACCACTTGATGCGGCGGCACCCCGGCTCGATCGACCGCGCGCAGGCGCTGATCTGGGACAAGTACCCAGCGTTCGGCACAAAAACGAAACGCCGGAACGTGATCCACCTTTACGACAAGACGCGCCCTGGGCAAACCCGCGGCATTCCGTACCTCACTCCCGTAATCGAAACGATCAAGCAGCTGGACCGCTACACCGAGGCCGAAGTGATGGCCGCGGTGGTCGCAGCCATGCTGACCGTGTTCATCAAAACGGAAGAGAGCGAGGACGTGAGCCCACAGTTCCCCTCGATGGTCAACGGTACCGGCTCATCCGGCTCTGGCGGGGCGGCTTCGAACGACGAAGTGGGCCTGGCCTCCGGCGCGATCATCGAGCTTGGCCCTGGTGAGGACGTCACCACGGTGAATCCGAACCGGCCCAACACAGGCTACGACCTGTTCGTGCAGTCGATTCTCCGGCAGATCGGCATCGCTTTAGGGTTGCCCTTCGAGGTTCTGATCAAGCACTTCACCGCGAGTTACTCGGCGAGCCGCGCGGCGCTGCTCGACGCGTGGCGCTTTTTTCGGAACAGACGCTCCTGGGTTGCCCAGGGTTTCTGTCAGCCGATCTACGAGGCGTGGATGGACGAGGCGGTGGCCACCGGTCGAATCAAAGCGCCGGGCTACTTCTCGAAACCGATGATCCGCGCCGCCTACCTGCAGGCGCAGTGGCTGGGCGAACAGCCGATGCAGATCGACCCGGTCAAGGAAGTGGAAGCCGCGCAGAAGCGACTCGAGATCCGGGTGTCGACGCTCGCGCAGGAGACGATGCAGCTGAATGGCGGGATCTGGTCCGACAACATGCGGCAGCAGACGAAAGAACGCGATGCCGCGGTGAAGGCCGGCCTCATCACCAGCACGACGCAGGTGGGTCCGCCGATGCAGCGCGAAACGATCACCACTGCAGAGCAAACGATCCCCGATTCCCAGGGGGAACCAGGACAGAAACCAGTTCCTGCCGGGCAACCAGGCGGCGGCGGTGTTTCGCCAGCGCCATCAAAACCCGCCCCGCAGAAGCCGGGCCAGGGAGCAGCGAAACCAGCGAATACCCCCACAGCTGCCCCTGGCAAGGCCGCATCCGCGAGTGCTGCTCCGGTAGCGGACGGCACGATCGACGATCTGCAAAACCCCGGCCCCAAGGAGAAGAAAGGCGATGAAGGGACTGACAGTGTCGCGCCCCGCAAAAGAAAAAAGGCCAAGGGTGCTCCGAGCGATCCCGGCGAAGGTTCACCGTCTGAAAAAGACGATGATTCCGATCAGGAAGAGGTAGAGGACGAGAACGAAGGCGACGGAGAGGACGAGCGCAAAAAATGAACATCATCGACGTTCTGAATTCCCCCTGGGCGATCGCTCCTGAAAAGTACGCGGAGATCCGCGACCTCTATGAACGCCACGCGCATGGCGACAAGGTGGATATCGCCGCGGTAGAGGCGCAGCTGGGCAGGCCGCTCGACAAGCAGTACCGCGCACTCGATGTGGTGGACGGCGTCGGCATTCTCGCGATCGAGGGCGTGCTCGCGAAGCGGATGAACATGATGGCCGCGATCAGCGGCGGCACGTCGACGCAGTTGCTGCAGCGCGACTTCTCGATGGCAATGGAGGACCCGCTGATCCATTCGATCCTGCTGGTGATCGATTCGCCTGGTGGCGAGGTCAGTGGCACGCAGGAGTTCTGCAATCAGATTTTCGAGGCGCGCGGGAAGAAGCCCATCGTCGCGGTGTGCGAGGGCATGATGGCCAGCGCCGCGTACTGGATCGGCTCCTCTGCCGACGAGTTGTACATCAGCAGCGGCACCGCGCAGGTGGGTTCGATCGGAGTGGTCGCATCGCACACCGACCTCTCGAAGGCGGAAGCGAACCGCGGCGTGAAGGTGACGGAAATTTCAGCCGGCAAATACAAACGCATCGCGAGCGAGCACGAGCCGCTCTCTGCGGAGGGCCGGGCCGAGATCCAGGACCAGGTCGACCAGATCTACACGGTGCTGGTTGACGACGTCGCGCGCAACCGCGGAGTGAGCGCTGAAAAAGTTTTGTCGGAGATGGCGGACGGCCGAATTTTTATCGGCCAGAAGGCTATCGATGTGGGCCTGGTGGACGGCAAGAGGACGACCATGCAGGCCCTACAGCAGTTGAAAGACGACCGGCACCAATTGTTATTTCCAAAAACTCGCAGCGCCGCGGCGCTGACAAAGGAAGGACTGACTATGGAAACGAATGCACCAACCACCGTCCTGCCAGCCGACGTTGAGGCCATGCGCAAGCAGAGCTTCGAGGAAGGCTGCAAGGCGGAACGCGCACGAATTCAGGCCGTGGAAGAGCAGGGCAATGGGATGCCGGGTCACGAGGAACTGGTAGCCAAGCTGAAATTCGACGGCAAAACCACGGGCGAGCAAGCCGCAATTCAGATCCTCGCAGCCGAAAAGAAAAAGCTGGGCGGCATCGCCAAGGACCTGAAGGACGACGCGGGCAGGCCGGTGGTGCATTCGACCACCGAGGACACGTCGGCCACCACGCAGAAGGTCGATGCGTCGATGTCAGCGGAGCAGGTCACTGCCGTAGCGAAAGCCAACTGGCAGAAGAACCCGAAGCTCCATAACGAGTTCACCAGCGAGACCGCGTATGTCGCGTTCTGCAAAGCAGAGGCGTCAGGGCGGGTTCGGATTCTCAATAAGAAACCGGCGTAGTCGGCGGTTCAGCACCAAGGGCCTGAGCTCTGCTCAGGCCCGCGCTTCACAAATTCAGAACAGGAGCAAAAGCAATGGCGCAGGACAATCCAGTACAGGGCGCGCTGACCGCCGATTGCGTCAGAAACTACGAGCTTGGAAACGTAGTTGAGTACCCCATCGATGCCGCTGTCTGCATCTTCCAAGGGTCGCCGGTCATCGTCGACGGCGTCACCACGGGCTACGCCAACACTCCGGAGACGGCTGCTGGCGCGGGCACATTTGTGGGTTTCGCCATCAAGCGCCGCGACAACCGCGTGGGCGCAGTTCAGTTCGTGGGCGATGCGCCGGGCTCCGGCCTCGCGGGTGCGCTCCGCGTTCGAGTCAACGACAAGGGCAAAGTGGTGCTCTGGGTTGCGGGTTCGCCGACCAAGATCGGGCAGCTGGTCTATTGCTCGACCAGCGACACGTTCTCGGTCACCAAGCCCGGCTCCGGCGCAATGTACGTCGTGGGCCGCATCGCTGAGTTCACCCAGGACGCGGTCACCAACTCCCTCACCCGTTGCGTGGTGGAGTACAACGCGTTCGCCGCCGATCTGCTTTCGGATATGGCCGAGCAGGTCACCGCGCCCGTGCTTTACGCCGCAAGCGGAGCAATTGCTCTCCCGACCGCGCCCTTCACCGATGTGCTGATCACCAAGGCCGGCGTTGCCGTCATGACCTTGGCTCTGCCCACGGCTGGGACGGACGACGGAAAGCGCATTCGTATCACGTCCAACACTGCCTTCGCTCACACGGTCACGACTCCCGCCAGCGGACTCAACGGGGCGCTTCACATCGCCACGTATGCCGCAGCGGTCGGGAACAACGTGCTCCTGGAGGCTCAGGGCGGGACCTGGAATGTGATCGAGAACCTGGGCGTCACGCTGTCGTAGTCGGTTTCGGAACGCGGCCCTGGGCGACCGGGGCCGCGTGCAAGTTCTGTTAGGGCGCTCCAAAAATTTTGAAGACGAGGTGAATATCGTGCCAGGAACAATTTCTGATCTGGGAAGCCGGTCGATCATCGGCGAGTTTTACGCCGCGCTCGAACAGGACATAGGGAACACGTGGATACCGGGAATTTCCAACCTGTTTGAGTCCAACCAAGAATCCGAGACCTATCGATGGCTCGGCATGACACCCGCGATGCGCGAGTGGATCGGTGGACGCCAGGCCAAGGGTTTCAGCGTCAACGGCCTGACCATCGCCAACAAAACGTACGAGGCGACGCTCGAGATCCTGCTGGACGACATGCGCCGCGACAAGACGGGGCAGATCATGGCCCGCGTGCGGGAACTGGCGACTCGCGCGAATTCGCACTGGGCGAAGCTGCTGACCGCGTTGCTCATTGCTGGGCCGACCAGCATCTGCTACGACGGCGCTTTCTTTTTCGACACGGCCCACCTCGCCGATAGCGGGCCTGCCGGGAATCAATCCAACAAGCTCGCTCCCACCAAGGCCGGCTCGATTCCGACCGCGGGCGAGATGGAGACGGCGATCCTCACCGCCGTCGAGCAAATGGCCGGGTTCGTGGACGACCAGGGCGAGCCGATCAACGAAAATGCACGCACGTTCCTGGTGATGGTAGGGCCGCAACTGTTTCAACCGGCAGCCGCGGCTCTGAAGAACCCCATCATCATCGACGGCGGAACCTCGCGCACGAACACGATCGTGAACGTGGGCGGCTATGGGTTCGACCTCGCGGTCAACGCCCGGCTGCTCTCGCTCGGGAACGCGTTCTACACCTTCCTCACCGACACAGCGACGCGCTCGCTGATTCGCCAGGAAGAAGTGCCGATCACCGTCGACGCTATCGCCGAAGGTTCGGAGCTCGAGTTCAAGGAGCGCAAGCACCAGTACGGTGTGACCGCGCTCCGCAACGTGGGCTATGGGTACTGGCAGCGCGCCGTGCTCAGCACGTTTGCCTAGACGACATACCACCCGGAAAGGCGGCGCTCTCGCGTTTTCCGGAACGCGGAGCGCCGCCACAACTTGTTTTCAGAGAGGGAAACGCCATGAAAGCAATTGTCACCGCGCAGGCTCTGATCCTCATGCCTGGCATCGTGATGCGGCTCACCGACGAAGAGGCGGTCGACCGGAAGCACTGCATGCAACCGCTCGGGGGCGGCTACTACCGCGCCACTCTTGAAAACCATTTCAAGAAGGGCCAGGTGGTGGAGTTCCAGGGCGAGATCCCGAAGCAATACCTCTCCAGCTGCGAACCCATCGCCGATGACGGGAGGGTCCTTCCCCCGGCGTCAGACGGAGTCGCACGAGTCGCCCACTACCCGAAGCCGCCAGCGACGCCAGCTGTCACGGGGACTGAGTCCGCGCGTCCATCGGAGCAACGGGTTGATCTGGACGGAATGACCAAGGCTCAGCTGATCGAGTTTGCGGAACAGCACAACGTTTCAGTCGACGCTGGCATGAACAAGAACCAGATCATGGCCATTCTGAAAAAGAAGGTTAGGGCTGCAGCGTAGCCGTGTCTGTCTTTTGGAACGACGACGATATTCCGACGATGCTCGCCGACTCACCCAACGTGATCACGGCGACACCGGATGTGGGGCCTCCCGTGACCGGCCCGTGCCTGCGTCTGGAATCGGACGAGTTGAAGTTGGACTCGCCCGCGGCGGCGGGAGTGGTGATGCGGCTGGTCCGGGTGTTCGTGCAGACGACGCTGTTCGGCTTTCTGGAGGGCGGCAAGACCTGCAATGTCGACGGCGTCAACTACGAAGTGTGGAAGGCCCTGATGGAGGGCGACGGTGCTCTCACTCAGTTGCTGTTACGAGTTTCATAACACTTCTCGAGAAAGTAGGAAGGTCAACTATGAGGATGGTCAGCCGCGGCATCGCGCCGCAAGCCTTTAACCGGGCGCAACGCGCAGAGCGCGCCAGCCAGCAGCGTGCTGGGAACGACGGCATGAAGGACCTGGAGGACGCGTACACGAAGAGAAAACCCAAGGGTTCGGCCAGTAAGCCGAAGCAGGACAACGACGCCGACGACAAATGAGTCCTGCTCCAGCCAAAACGATCGGTCAGTTGATCACCGAGCACGCCGAGACGGTCCTGGCAGCAGGACTGTCCGGCGTTCTGGTTTGTAACCAGCGCGTGCGCCCGTTTGAGCAGACCGAGCTTCCCGCGGTGAACGTGAAGATGGGCGTCGAGCGCGTCACCTATCCCACGCAGATGAAGCGGACCTCTCCAGTCGCTGACCGCGAGTTGCACCTGATGATTCGCATGGAGGCCGCGGGCGATCCGCCTGCTACCGATCCGCTCCGCGTGCTGGTGATCCGGACCTTGATGGGTGACCGCTCCCTGGGCGGCCTGGCCATCAACATCGAGGAAGTGGAGAGCCAGTGGGAGGACGAAGCCGGGAGCGACGCGACTTACGGTGTTCTGATTGTCGACTTCGCCATCCGCTACCTCACGAGTGCGAACGACGCGACGATCAGGATGGGTCCGTAGGTGGATAAAGTTTTGTCAGAACGTGTGTTCCAAATCTAGCACCACAAAGAGGTTTTCCAATGCCATCGGCTCCGACTCCAAATCCGCAGAATCTATACCTCGGCGCGGGCGAGGTTTGGCTCGATCGGTTCGACCCGACCACGTTCCTGCCAACCGGCTCCTACCGTCACCTGGGCGACGTCGACTCGCTCGAAATCAACACCGTGGTCAAAGCTCTGGAAAAGAAATCCAGCATGGACGGCGCGCGCGGAACCTACGCGAACGTCATCGTGAGCGCCGACATCGACGTCACGCTGAAGCTGGCCGAGCTCGACCCGGAGAACTTCGCTCTCGCCATGCTGGGCAGCACGGCGGCGTGGACGCAGGTGCTCAATGCCACAGTTACCGCGGGCGTGATCAACGGCGGCGTGGCCCTGGTGCTCGATCGCTGGTATGACCTGGGCGGTATGAACCCGCACGTCACGGACGTGAAGCAGAGCTCTGTGGCTCTTGTCCCAGGCACCGATTACGTCGTTGATCTTCCGACCGGCATGGTGAAGTTGCTTTCTTCTGGGGCCGCGGCGGCTGCGATCACCACGTGGGACGGCAGCATACCGGCGATCGCGGGCGGGAAGGCGTGGTACGGCCTCGGCAACATCGAGACCTATGGCGCACTCCGCTATCGCAGCGCGGCCAACCAGATCACGGGCGTACAGATCCTGCTCGATATCTGGAACATTCAACTGATGCCGGAAGGCAACCTGCAGCTGATCGCCGAGGTGTTCGGCGAGGCGACGCTGAAAGGCAAGGTCCAGGTCGACACGACGAAGCCCCAGGGCCAGCGGTACTACCGAGTCCGGCAGTTGCCGTCCTCTGTATACGTCCCGAGCTAGTAACTCGGAACGGTGAAATGCGGGCCGGAGTCGACCGGCCCGCATTTCTAAATTTCAGAAACACTGGAGCAACCATGAATGTTTTCCGTGGGATTTTGTTAGTCCTGGCTTTTGTCTTGTTCCTGCTCGCGGGTTTCGGAGTGGGGCATCCGAGGTTCAACCTGATGTGCGGTGGATTGGCCGCATGGGTGTTGGCCGAGATCATCCCAATGGCATCGCATTTTCCGAGCTAAAAAACCAGAACACCATGAGCAGAGGAGCGATACAACGATGGCGGAGATCATCGAGCTTGGCACAAGGAAGTTCCGGGCAATAGAAAATTCCACCGTCGAGCACGACTTCACCGTCATGCAACTGCTCGGGAAAGCCGGCCTCGACACCGCGGCGCAGCAAAAGGGCGAGAGCTACGACGACTTTGCCGTGCGCCTGATGTCGCAGGTGATCGGCTCCGGCCACGCGTTCGATCTCATCGGCGCTTTCATCATCCCCGCGGACCAAGCGGACGAGGAATGGGTTCCGCAGCTTGGCGTCGAGACCGCGGGCTTCGTTCGGAAGCTCACGGCGCAAGAAGACAAACTGCAGATCCGCCAGCTGGTGGTCACGCTGCTCGCGGGTTTCTCTCAGGCCGGGCTGCTCTCATTCACCGTTTCGCACGATGCTTCGACAAACGAACCGGAAGCGCCCCGGCCACAGACCGCACCGATAAGTTCGAGCCTTGGGGCGATCTCATCCGCACTCTCGCCGGTCCCGATCCAACCCGCTACATGGGCATGGCTCGGTGCTCACTTGAAGAGGCTCTTTACGCGTACCTCGACGCGCTCCGCAGAGAAGCACGCCACGACTTCGAGTTAGAAGTTTTGCTGTGGGCAATTCTGGCCGCGGGCGGGCGCACGGACAAACCGATGCCCGAGCCCCCCGCGATCTTGAAGGACTGAGATGCCAACGAAAGACGTTCGCGTTCGCTTAAGCGCCGAGGGGCAGCAGGAAGTAGTGAACGCGTTCCGGCGCGTGCAGCAGGAAGCCGGGAAGGCGAAGCAGAGCGCGGTCGACGCAACCAGCGGATTTAACCAGCTGAAAGACGCGGCACACTCGCTCGCGCTCGAATTCCTGGGCTACACAGCCGCGGTCGAAGCTCTCAGCGTGATCAAGGAGGCCGTCGCGAATTCCATCGAGTTCGCCGCGGGCATGGAGAAGTTGGGCGAAAAGACCGGCGTCTCCGCGGGCACGCTGCAGGTGTTCTCAGCCGCGGCCAAGCGCGTCGACGTCGACCAGGCGGTGGTGAACAAGGGGCTGACCCTGTTTGCGAAGGCGATGGGGAACGCGGAGCTTGGTTCGACGAAAGCGAGCGCCGCGATTAAGGGCCTGTTCGGCAACGTCGACGCGCTCAAAGGTCTGACGACCGAAGAGAAACTGCTGAAGATCACCGACGCCCTGGGCAAGATGGAAGCGGGCGGAAAGAGAACCGCGATCGCGACGGCGCTGTTCGGCAAGAGCGGCGCGGAGTTGCTCCCCGTCATCGAGCAGCTGAATTCCCAGGGATTCGACAAGATGCGGCAGAAGCTGCAGGACATGGGTGTTCTGCTTTCCGATGACATGGTCCAGAGCGCGCACCAGGCCGAGGAGGCCCTGGGAGATCTGAAGCTGGCCGGCCAGGGAATCGCCACGCAGTTCACTGCCGGGTTCGCTCCCGCGCTGGCCAGTCTCGCGGAGGGCCTCGCGAGTACCGCGGGTGGCGGCGCGTCCGCATTCAAAGAGCTAGGGCGCGAAGCGGGCGAGGCCATGAAGACCGCCATCCTGTGGATTGGAGCGGTCGCGATCCAGCTGCGCTCCCTGGGCGACAAGGCGATTGCGGTCGGGAAGGTGATCTGGGAAGCGAGCCCGATCGCGATGGCGCAGGAGATGTTGAAAAACGGCAAGGTGAAGAGCTTGCCCGAGATGTGGGCCGGGCTGAAAGAGGACTGGCAAGAATCGGGACGCAACGCAGACGCGGAGATCCAGGCGCTGGGCGACCTGGTCGCTGACAAGGTGCAGGATGTCACCACCCGGCTGCACAAGGAAGTTCCGGACAACACCGAATCCGAGATGACCGCGCGCGCAAAGGCCGCGCTCGCGCGCGCCAATCTCGACTTCGAGAAGGCCCAGGCTACCGAGAAGCTGCAACTGTTCATGGAAACCAACCGGCTCGCGCTCGAGGACGAGAAGGAGCGCTGGAAACAGGGCGCGGAGTCCGTGGGCGCTTATTACCAGCACCGCGCGGCTCTCGAGAAGGCCGCGGCTGAAGCCACGCAGCAAGGCATCGCAGCGGAGATCGCGGCGGAAGAGAAGTTGCTCCGCACCACGAAGGACCCCGCGCGGCGCGTTGAGATCGAGAAATCAATTTCAGAACTTAAGACGAAGGCCGCGATCGCCGACCTGAAGGCGACCGAGATCCAGACCAAGCTCGTGACCGAGCAAGTCGACGAGTACAAAAAGCTCGCCGAGGAGGTTCTGCATTTTCAGGACAAGCTCGCGGAGGCGCAGGGCAAGGGGCACGCCGCCGAAATCGCCGCCATCGATCGCGAGGCCGAGAAGTACCGCAAGGAGCTACTGCAACTCGGCTCCGCGGATGTCGAGGGCAAAGTCGCGGAGTTCACCAAGGTCATGAAGGCGCAGGCCGACTTTAAGCAGGCGCAGAAGGAAGCCGAGGAGAGTCTCCGCCATCTCGAAGAGGCGCGGAAAAAGATCGACGACCGGGCGGAGACGGGTGCGATCTCCCAGATGGAAAAGCACCGCGAGTTGATCAAGCTCGACAAAGAAGAACTGCCCGCGCTGCAGGCTCTCTACGCGGAAATGCAAAAGATCGCGACGCAGAGCGGCCTTCCGGCGTTGGTGAAAGCCACCGAGGAGTTCGGCGTCAAGGTGGACGAGGCCGACGCGCAACTGCGCAAGGTGAAGACCAGTAGCAAAGACGTGGGCGAGGAGTTGAACAAGAGCCTGGGGAAGGACCTGAACGCGTTTTTCACCAAGGGCATCTTCCAGGCAAAGAATTTCGGCGACGCTATGCGCGGCCTGGCGATGTCGATCACGGCGAGCATGGCGCAAATGTTCCAGCAGCTGCTGATGAAAATGATTCAGGCGAAGCTGCAGGCGAAGTTGCTGGGCGGCGAGGAGAGCGGCGGTGGGGGCGGCGGCTTCGGCGGGTTCCTCAGTGGACTGCTGGGCGCGGGCGGGAAAGCCGGGGGCGGTGAGATCCACGGCCCCGGTACCGGCACGAGCGACAGCGTTCCGATCTGGGCGTCGACCGGCGAGTTCATGGTCAAAGCCGCAGTGGTGAGGCAGCCCGGCATTCGCGAGTTGCTGCACACTCTCAACGCCGGTCTGCTCACTCCGCGCATGGCGCGATCGCGAGGTCCGGGCTTTGCCCAGGGCGGCGAGGTTGCCGCGGGAGGCTATGTCCTGGGCGGGAAGAGTGGAAGCGCGGCGCTCACCGTGGGCCTCGACTACGGTCTGGTGATCAAGAGCCTGGAGGCGCACCCGAACTTCGGACGCGTCATTGTGCGGCACCTCAGCGACAACCGCAAGGCGGCGAACGCCGCGCTCGGAAAGTAGGGGGCTATGAGTTGTCTTATCGGAACAGCGACGGACGTCGGCGACCTGGTCGACAAGCTGAATGCGTTCCTGAATCTCGGCCACGCGCTCGATCCGCAGTATGCCGGCGTCGGCAACGGGACGATTTCGAACTTAATCGGGACGGCCAGCACGATAAACGAGACGATCACCTGCACTGCGACCGACGCGACGCACTTCACGGTGGTCGGCAGCACCTCTGGCGCGCTCGGCACCGCTACGGTTGGCACGCCGTTCACCTGCGCCGTCGCGCACTTCACGATTGTGGCCGGGGGCACGGCCTGGGTTGCCGCGGACACGATCTCGTTTGTGATGACGCTCCCCTGGACGACACTCCGTGGGAGCGCCGGACAGAACTACATCTGGAGCGCGCCGGGCAATGACGGCCTCGCGAACATCATCGTGGGCGTCCTTCGATTCGCCAGCGCTGCCGGCGACTACGACAACCTGCAGTTGATGGGCGCGTTCGGTTTCGACTCCGGCCAGGACTTCTGGCATCAGCCGAGCGGCAACACCGAAGAATACGTCGCCCTGTTCCGCGTGGGCAGCATGCCGTTCTGGTTTTCGGCGAACGGGCGGCGCGTGGTGATCGTTGTGAAAGTCAACACGACTTACCAGAGCGTCTACCTGGGTTTCATCAATGCGTATGCGAGCCCGCTTCAGTATCCCTACCCGCTCGCGATCGGCGGCTCCATGTCCTGGGGACCTGCGGTCTTCCATAACGCGCCACCGGTCGACGATCCGCGCTGGCGCTGGAGCTATACCGGCGCAGAGATGAGCGCATTTCCTAAAGCGTGGAGCAACAACTCTGCTCAGGACGGCAACGCGCAGATGAGGCTTCGCACGCCGGATGGCACCTGGAAGGGTTTCGACTACAACAGTTTAAACAGCGCCGGGCAGGGCAAGATCTGGCCCTACTGCGGTTACATGAACAATCTGCGCGCGAACCTGGACGGCAGCTATTTCATGATGCCGATCGTGCTTACTTACGACGATGGCGCGGCTGGCACGGTCAATCAGAGAAATACCTACGGCGAGTTGGACGGCGTCGCTGGCGTCACTGGCTACAACCAGGTTTCCGAAAACACGAACACCGTTGGGCGCATTCAGTGGCTGATGGTGCAGGACACTTTCCGCACGACGACGACCGACTACTTCGCAGTCAAGTTGGCTTAGAGAGAGGGGCTTCGATGGCCTATCAGACGGGCGTGCCCACGGACGAGATGGATCTGCTGCAGCAGCTGGTGACGTTCCTCACCGGACTCGGCTGGACCTCAGACTACAGCGCGGCGGAAGGACTCGGCTGGCGCGCGCACCTGCACAAGAGCGGCCTCTATGTGAATCTCCGCGCCATTCACGGGGAGACAGGATGCTGGCCAGCCCCCTTCGGCAGCGGAATTTGCAACGGCCTGGGCCTGAATGTGGGCACGGGCTTCAGCGTGAGCACGGCGGGCTGGTACGACCAGGCTGGCGTTCCCCAATATTTGCAGAGCGGGACTTACTACCCGTTCGGCGTGATGGGCCTGCACACCTCGAACTTCAGCCTGCCATCGCCGTACAACATGGCTCCGTTCACCCGCTACCATTTTTTCGCAACGGGCGACGACGTCGTAGTGGTTTTGGAAGTCACCCCTCTGGTGTTCGGCACGTGTGGATGGGGACCTTCGCTGAACAAGACGGGCGGCACCTGGACTGGAGGCGCTTACTTTTTCGGAGTGTCCGGAGCCCCATCCGCAACCCAGCAGCTGTTCTCTACCTGTGGATGTCCGTTCGCTTGCTACGGCGAGGGCGGTGCGGATGCAAATGGATTCGTGCGCGCCGACGTCGATTCCTACACGGGAGGTTGGGTCGCCAATTTCCACACTAACGAGGCAAGCTATGGGAAGTTCTGCACCAGCAACATTCCGGACTCGACTGATCCGCCGCAGGACGTGCCCTCTGCTCGCCAGCTGGTGATGCGTTCTTTTTCGAACCTGAACGCCCAGGCGAACCTGATCCCCGTAGACATTTTTGCGCACCGCGACGGCGGAGGCTATTCGCTTCTCGGCACGCTGCCCCGCATATTCGCAACCAGCGCCGCGACCTATGGGAATTTTTCATCGGGCACGGTGTATTCGATCGGGGGCGATAACTACATGGTTTTTGCGGGAACCCCAGCAGGGGTTCCCGGCTTCGCAATTTTGAAAACATGACCGACTTCGTGGGCCAACTCGAAAATCCGATGGTGCAGCTGGAGGCTTCGCACCTTGCGTTCAATCACGCGACCACGCCCGCGCTCGCGCCGCTGTCGGTTCGCTCCACAGACTTCAGTGGCGCGAGGGCGCTCGGCAGCCCAGCCGACCCGCCGCGCACGGCGCGCGGGGGAACGATGGCAGAGATGTTCGGCGGCGAGTGTCTGTTCGAGCGCATGATCATGAAGCCCCGCATCGTTTCCCTGGGGCCGGTGCTCACGCAGCGCACCATCGTGATCGACATCTGGAATTCTTTCCGCGACGTCGCGCAGTTCTTTACCGCCGTGGTCATCACCGGCACGGGCACCGTGCGCGTGATCACGCCAACGCTTCCCTATCGGTTTGCTCCGCTCGGGGAACTTTTGCAGAACGTGGTTTATCCGACCGAGGGCGATCCCGTCATCGCGCAGAGCATCGACTTCGTTTTCCCCGGCATCGACGGCACGACGCTCGAGGTCACCGGGGACCGGCTCGCCATCATGAGCATCGAGCCGAACTGGGAACCGGATGGCATCACCGAGCACCCGCAAATCTGGATGACCGACGTCCTGAAGTCCCATTCCGACAGCGAGCAGCGCGTGCAGCTGCGCACCATCCCGCGGACGAAGCTGAAGTTCCGCGTGACCCCGGATCGGCTCGGCAAGAGCCTGCTGGACGCGTTGCTGTGGGCATGGCAGAGCCAGATGCAGGGCGTTCCGTTCTGGCCCGACGCTCATCCCCTGGTCGCTCCCGCGTCGCCCGGCGACACCGTGCTGTACCTGGACACGACCCACCGGGAGTTCGCAGCCGGGGGCCTGATGATGATCTGGCGCAACGCGTTCGTTTACGAGGTGGTCAACATCCTTGCCCTGGTCACGGGCGGCGTGCAGCTGTCGAGCGGCATCGTGCTCGGCTGGGCGGCGGACGGAAACTCGCTTTGCGTCCCGGTGCGCCGCGGACGACTCGCCGACGTCCAGGACGTCACGCGCACCACCAGCCAGCTCGCAGAACTGGATCTGACGTTCGACTGCGAGGTGGTCTGAAATGTCCAGACCGCCCTCAAAATCTGAAAAAGAGGCCCGCTCAGGCGGTCTGAGGCGAAGAGTTGGGGCCTGGGCGGTGGCTCAGCACCCCCCAATCGCTCCTAGCGGCTCTAATGGGCATATCGTGGGCTGTGGATATCGTGTGGAGAACGGGTGATGGCCTTCCCATCGACTCAATACCGCGGCCTGGACGTGCTCGACCTGGAGCCGAACGCGGCGCACGCGAATGACACCGCGTTCCGGCGCTCGCTGCAGCGGCTCGACCCCGGCCCCGGCGCGCTCATCGTGATCGACCGCTCCGGCGTGGCGACCCTCGAAGCAAAGTCAGTGCCCTTCATGCTCAGGAACCGCGGGGAGATCGACGACTTTAGGACGTTCCTGCGGAATCGAAAAGGCAGGCTGAATCCATTCTGGTTTCCGACCTGGCAGGCCGACCTGGTGCTCGCTGCCCAGGCGGATATGGGAGCGGTCGCGATCTCCATCGCCAACACGGGTTACACCCGGTTCCAGTTTCCGAGCGTGGCGCGCCGCGACCTCGCCATTATTCTCGATGGCTCTCACATTCTCTATCACCGCGTGGTCACAGCCACGGAGGTTTCGGGGGGAACAGAAACGCTGGGCCTTGAGCATGCGCTGGAGAGCCTGATCAATCCCGGCGCTGTTCTGATTTCGTTGCTGCCGTGCTCGCGCCTGGCAGTCGACGAGACGCCCGAGTTCAAGTGGCAGACCACGAACGTGGTGGAGGCGACGCTGCAAATTCAATCGCTCCCCGGAGACACCCCGGCATGAACTACCCGCTGAATGAAGACCCCCTGAACGGCTGGAGGGAGTACCAACCACCTTCAAGAGAGACACTTCGCCTCGAAAACGCAGCCTTGCGAAAGCGTATGGCGATGGCGCTTGAAGCGATCGCGGAGATTTTGGGAGTTCCCCCGGAGTCTCCGGCATGAGCTACGACGCGATCGAGACGAGCCCCTACGGAAGCCAGCCCTTCGAGTTGTACGCGTTCATCACCGTCGATCAGCAGTGGTATTACACGAGCGGCGATCAGCCGATCACCTACCTGGGCCACACTTACTTGCCCGAGGTCATCAAGCGCACCCCGACGAACCAGACCTCAGAAGCGAAGGCCGGCACGGTGCGCGTCACGTTGCCGAAAGAGAATCCGGTGCCACAGCAGTTCGTCGCTTTCTCTCCGACGACGCCGATGTTTCTCGTGATCTACCGCGGGCACGGCGGCGACTCCGACGTGGTGGTGAATTTCACCGGGCGCGTCACCATCAACCGGTTCGGCGACTTCGGGGAGTTGAACTGTATCCCCGACAGCGACTTTCTCAAGAACAACGTTCCGGCTGTGAAGTTCCAGTCTCCCTGCAATCACTTTCTCTACGATCTGGGCTGCACCGTCGACAAAACGCTTTTCCGCGTGGGCGGCACCATCGCCACGATCAGCGTGGCAGGCGACGTGGTGACCGTTGCTGCAGCAGCATCGAAACCCGACAACTGGTTCACGGCCGGCTATATCGAGATCGGGCAGCAGCGCCGGATGATCCTGCTGCACAACGGGACGACACTGACGCTGCTCGCGCCGCTGTTCAACGTGGCGGTGGGCATGGCGGTAAATCTCTACGCGGGTTGCATGCGGGACTATCACACCTGTGTGCAGAAGTTCGCGAACGGCAAAAACTTCATTGGCTTCCAGTGGGTGCCGGTCAAGAATCCGTTCAAAGATCCGTTCAATTGAGGCGCGTATGGTTTTCTGGCTGATCATCGAGCTTGTTCTTCTGGTCGCATCGAGCGTGGTCACGGCGCTGCTCGCGAAATCTCCGGCTGGGAGAGCGAGCGCGCTCGGAGACTTCCAAGCGCCCACCGCGGAAGAGGGCCGCGTGATCCCCGTTATTTTCGGAACGGTGCTGGCGAAGGGACCGAACGTCGTATGGTACGGCGACCTCAAGGCGCTGAAAGTCAAACAGGGCGGCATTCTCGGACTCGCTAAAAAAACCGTTGGCTACAAATACCTGATGGGCATGCAGCTGGTGATCTGCCACGGCCCGGTCGACGGGCTGGTCACTTTGGGCCACGTCGAAAACCAGGCGGGCGTCCACGTGGGCGACGGCCAGGTGGTGGGAGTCTCCGTCGCTTCGAACGCACGCACGCAGACTTTCACCCTGACGGCGAACAATCCGCCCACGAGCTTCAGCGTGGTGGGTTCCATCTCAGGCTTCCTGGGCAACGCAACGGTGGGTGTGCGCTACGGGAACGGGCAAGTCGGGTTCACGATCGTGCAGGGGCCGACGACTCCCTTCCAGATCGGAGACCAATTCATTTTCGATACGGTGGTGCCCTCGGGCATCTTCGCGACCAGCAAAGCGGTGAATTATACGACCAGCGTGGTCATGGCCGGGGGGCACGAGGACTACATCGACATCGATATCCCAAACGACACGAACAACAAGAATCTGTTCGGCGGGGACCTCAGCGGCGGCGGCATCGCGGGCGGTGTTTCGTTCTACCGAGGGCTGCAGACCTCGCTGCCGAGCGCGTACCTCAGCGCGCACTTGCCCGGCGCAAATCCGGCCCCGGCTTATCTCGGGATCTGCCACTTCGTGTTGCGCCAGGTCTATCTCGGTACCCAGACCAGTTTGAACGACATGAGTTTTGTGATCCAGCGCTGTCCCGATCCGCTGGGCACGCACGATCACAACATCAATGGCGACGCGAACCCGGCGTGGATGATCTGGGTCTGGATGACTGACCCGGTGTTCGGCCTGGGCATCCCCACCGCGCGGTTTGATTCCGCGAGCTTCGTCGCCGCCGCGGCCACGCTCTACACCGAGCAGATGGGCATGAGCACGATCACCGACACCGAGACGAGCGCCGACGCGACGATCGCCGAGATCCTGCGCCACATCGACGCTGTTCTGTTTACCGATCCGGCGACCGGCCTGTGGACGCTGAATCTGGTGCGCGCCGACTACGATCCGACGACCCTGCCCGAGCTGACGCCGGACGAGATCCTGGAGCCCCCTGAAATGTCGCGCGTCTCCTGGGAAGAAACGTTGAACGAAGTGAAGGTGAAGTACATCGACCGCAACCTGTTTTTCACCGAGCGCGTGGTGCAGGCGCACGAGTCGGCGAATCACGCGGTGCGCGGAATG